AGACGGTCGAGATCGACGCCACCCCGGCAGCGGTCGAGTTGGGCAAAGCCGAGGCGTTGACGGCGATCGCTGATTTGCAGCGGACCCTGGCCGAACGGTCCGCCCAGTTGCAGCTGGACGACCCCGACATCATCGACATCGACTGATGGACGTCGCCGCACGTGACGCCCTGCTGTCAATCTCACCCGAGCACCTGACGGTTGCGACACCCGACGAGCTGGCGCTGTACGCCCGGGCGCTGGAGCTGCACACCGATCTGCTGTCCCCGCTCGACTACGCGTGCAAGGTGTCGAGCGCTCACCGGTACGCTCACGTCGAGGAGCTGAACCGTTGGATCATGGCGCTGATCGACGGGCGCCTGTACTTCGACGGCCCCGGCCCGGCCGCAGGCCGGGACGGATTGCATCCGTCCCGGGGCGACCGTCCCGTCTACAACTTGGCGATCTCGATGCCGCCCCGCCACGGCAAGTCGTACCTCGTTTCGGAGCACCTGCCCGCCTGGTTCCTGTCCTCCTACCCGGAGTACAGTTGCCTGCTTGCCTCGTACGAGGCGGACTTCGCCCAGGAGTGGTCCGGCAAGGTCCGTGACCATATCGTCGAGCACCCCGAGTACGGGATCACGATTGCGGGCGGCAAGAACGCTGCGCGCAAGATGTTCACCCTCGACGGCTACCGAGGGTTCATGAAGGCGGCCGGTGCGGGCGGTCCGCTGACCGGCTCCGGCGGTCAGCTCATCATCGTGGACGACCCGATCAAGAACGCTATGGACGCCCTGTCCGCCATCGAGCGAGACAACCTCGACAACTGGTGGCACTCGACGCTGTACACCCGGCGCGAGCCGTGGGCCGACGGGACGCCGGGCCGTGTGATCCTGATGGCGACCCGCTGGCACGAGGACGATCTGACCGGGCGGCGGGTTCCGGAGCAGCCGAAGCAGGGCGACAGCTGGGCGCTGCTGAACCTCATGGGCATCTTCGAGCCGGACGACGACACCCCGATCGACCCGATCGGTCGGAAGGCGGGCGAGGCCCTGTGCCCCGAGCGCTTCCCGATCGACGAGCTGCAGTCGGTCCGTGAGACGAACGTCCAGTGGTTCGAGGCCATGTACCAGGGCAAGCCGAACCTGGATGACGGCAACATGATCCACCGGCCGTTCAACTACTACACGCTGTCGAACGGCATGTATCACACGGTGAGTGAGAACGGGCAGGAGTCACATTTCCCGGTCGACCAGTGCTACCGATTCGCCACGCTCGACCCGGCTGGCACCGACAAGAAGTACAGCGACTACACGGTGATGGCCGTGATCGACGTCACCCCCGAGCAGCCTCGGCGGGCGTTTTTGCACGCCGTCGAGAAGGTGAAGATGGACCAGGCCGAGCACGAGCAGCGGGTGATCGAGTGGTACGAGCGGTACGAGCTGCGCGCCCTGCACGTGGAGGACAAGACGTTCGGCAAGAACATCATCTCCCGTCTCGTGAACCGTCCGGGCATCACGGTCCAGAAGCTGAAGGCGGACGCCAACAAGGTGTGGCGGGCGCTGCCGATCGACTACGAGATTCGGTCCGGCCTGCTGTGGTTCCCTCAGCACGCCGAGTGGCTGGCGGACTTCGAGCGCGAGCTGACCAAGTTCCCGAAGGCGACGCACGACGATCAGGTCGATGCGCTCGCCTACGCCGTGCAGGTGTTCAAGTCGCTGCCGACCTATTTTAAGAAGAAGGAAGCGCCGGTGACGATGGAGGAGAAGATGCAGGCCCACATCGAGGAGCTGGCCGGGAAGAACCGGCGCGGCCGCCGGAGGGTGCCAGGGATCGGACGCTGGTGAGCTAAGTCGACGCAGGGCGATTCATGCGCAAACTTGAAATCTGCTACCATGAATACAAGCCTCAGCCCCCAGACTTGGAGACTCCCGATGGCAGCCCCCGACTTCTCACACCAGTCCAGCGAAGTGGAATGGTCGATCGACCAGGCCTACCGCCCGAACGACAACTACGGCCACATGCGATGCGCTATGACCGGCTTCGACCGTCGCAAGGACGAGGTCATCTACCGTGGCCCGCACATCGACGACTTCCTCGGCTATTTCGCCATCGGCCAGGACGCTGCCGAACAGCTCGCCCGGCTGATCGGATGGATCGACCCCGATACGCTCGTGTCAACGCCGGACGAGGATCTGCTCGCCGAGAACGTCTTCCTCAAGGAAGAGAACGCCCGCCTCGATGCGAAACTCGAAGAGTTGCGCGCCGTAGTTGCGTCGTGATCTATGCGCTTGCGGTCACGAATGCGATTTCGCTACTGGCTCTCGCGTACTCGCTCCGCCTGGCTTCACAGGAACGCCGCATCCTCTTCGCTGCAAGCCTTCAGGCAGGCGGGAAGACGGATGCGGCGCGACGTGCCGCTGGCCCGACCCACGCAGAGGCCAAGGCCGCCGTCGAGCAGCAGCTGAAGATCAAGCAGGAGCTGATGGAGAACGGCGGGGTCTTCGACCCGGATCGCCACAAGCCGGTCGGCATCTGATCTGATACGATAGGCGTCATGGCGACCGACGACCCTCAAGAGACCCGCACGTTCGAGTCGGTCTACCGGCACAAGGATCAGATGGCCTCTGAGGTCCGAGCCAAGTACCTGAAGGCCATCGAAGGCCTCCTGGTCTAGATGCGGGACTACTGGCTGAACCACGCGTTCCTGCACGGACATCAGTGGCTGTACTGGCAGGAGTCCGCTGGGCGCCTCGACGAGATCCCGTCCGACCCCGAGCGGGTCCAGGCGACCGTAAATCGTTTGTGGCCGAATACTCGCACCATCGTCTCAACTCTCATGCAGCGGGAACTCAGCTTCGAGGTTCCGCCGAACGCCGCCGACGACAGCCATGTTCGTGGCGCCCGTCTGGCGGAGACCATCGCACGGGCCGTAGCACACGATCACGACTGGGAATACCTCCGGGAGAATCTGTACTACGCCGTGTGGAAGGGCGGCACCGCCGCCATGTGTGTCGACTGGGACGATACCTCCGTCGAGATACTTTCCGACGACACCCAGGGGACGTCCCCCCTGGGAGAGGGGGACACGTACGAAGAATGGCTGAACATCACGCAGTTCGTTGTGGAGCCGGGGACCCGCAACCCTGAGACCGCCCGTTGGTGGATCAAGAGCGTGGCCCTGCCGCCCGCCGAGGTCAAGGACATGTTTCCTGACGAGTGGGACGAGGACGAGCTGCCTCCCTCCGATGCGACCGCGGGCCTCGCTCCGTTCCACCGCAAGCTGATGTCGTACGACCGTGGCGGCGATTCCGAGCTGGTCGACCTGACCCTCGTGATGACCTACTACGAGCGCCCGAACAACGACAACCCCGAAGGCAAGGTGTGCACCGTCGTCGACAACAAGGTCGTCTTCGAGGACGTCTGGCCGTTCCCGTTCACCAACAAGCTGAACCTCGTCATCGTCCGTGAGACGCTGCGGGAGAACCGCTGGACCGGTGACACGATCCTCACGGCCGCCCGGCCGCTGCAGACCTTGCTCAACGTCTCGTGGTCTTCGATCGCCGAGCACATGAAGCTGGCGGGCAACGCCCGCCTGCTCGTCCCTTTGTCGTCCATCGAGATGATGCAGGACCTGACCGACATGCCCGGGGACATGGTCCCCTACAACGACTCACTGTCGGTTCGGCCCGAGTACCTGTCGCCGCCGCAGATGCCGGGGTGGTGGATTCAGCAGCCCGACAAGATCTCCGACGAGATCGACGACATCATGGGCGTGCACGAGATCTCGCGCGGCTCCGCTCCGGCCAACATCGAGTCCGGTTTCGGTCTGACGATTCTGGCCGAGAAGGACAACACGCCGGTCAACCGTCTCACCAAGGAGACGGCTCACGCCTTCGGCAAGCTGATGTCGCTCGTGCTGGAGATCTACGAGGACAAGACGATGGGCGGCGCCAAGCGCACGTCGACCGTTTCGATCCCCGGCAACGCCCCGATCGACGTCAGGTGGTCCGGCAAGGATCTGCGTGGGCAGACGACGGCGATCGTTCCGGCGGACGCCATCCTGCCTCGGTCCCGTGCGGCCCAGATGGAGGTGGCGAAGGACATGCTGGCCGCTGGCCTCATCGAGAACGTCACCGACTTCATCGCCATCGCCGACCTGCCGTCGGCCCGTGACGTTCTCGCTGTGACGTCCCCGGACGTCGACCGCGCCCGTCGGGAGAACAGCCACTTCGGTGTCGGCCGCCAGTGCCTGCCGTACCCGTGGGACAAGCACGACGTTCACATCGCCGAGCACAACAAGTACCGCAAGACGGTCGACTTCGACATGCTCTCGGACGATGACAAGAAGATGATCGAGGAGCACATCAAGGCCCACGAGGTCCTGGCCGCCGAAGAGGTCGGCTCGCAGCGCATGAAGTCCGAGCTGGACCCGGCGCTCGGCATGGCGCCGAACGCCGACGAGGCTCCGCCGATCGAGCCGTTGGCTCCGATGAGTGCGCCTCCTCCGGCGCCTCCGCCCGGCCAGCCCGGCGTCAACGGTCTGCCTCTCGAAGCGCAGGCCGCGCTCGAAGGGCCGGGTCTCGGCGGCGAGGTCACCCCCGACCAGGCCGCTTCGGACATCATGTCGCTCATGCAACAGATGGGTAGCGCCTGAGTCTGATACTCTGGTGTCAACCCCGATAGGAGACCCCCGTGCCCGATGAAGCCCCCGATCTAAATGCCGCCTCGCAGGCCGTCGCCGACATCCCGGCGCCGGTTGCCGAGCCGGTCCAAGAGCCGTCCGAGCTGGACGCCGACCTGCCCGAAGGGGACACGTTCCCCCGGGAGTACGTCGAGAAGTTGCGCCGAGAGGCCGCAGAGCACCGGGTCCGTGCCCGGGAGATCGAATCGAAGTTCGACGGGTACACGCCCGAAGAGAAGAGTCGCTACCTGACGCTGGTCGAACAGCTGCGGGACGACCCGGAGTCCGCCCTCGAAGAGTTCGAGGGCGTCACCAGCAGGCTGCGAAAGCAGCTTGGGAAGGAAATTGCCGTGGCCGACGAAGCCCCCACCCCCGTCCCAGAGCCGAAGGTAGCGCCCACCGGACTGTCCGAAGAGGACATCGGCCGCATCGTGGCCGAGCGCCTCGCCGCCGAGAAGGCCGAGGCCGCCCAACAGTCCGACGTCGAACGCACGTTCGCTGAGGCCGAGGCCCTCGACGACTCGTACAAGACCCGTGGCGGCAAGGCGATGCTGTTCGCTGTCGCTCAGGAGATGGGCGGCACCCTCGCCGAGGCGCACGAGAGCATCCAGGCCCAGAAGCAGGCGGAGATCGAAGCCGCCGTCGCCGAGTTCCAGCAGGGCCTGCGCACCGGCGCCAAGCACCCGCCCCGTCTCCCGACCGGCGACGGTGCGGTGGCCGAGGACAAGGGTCCGCCCAAGACGCTGGAAGAGGCGAAGGCCCGAGCCGAGGAGCGGTTCAACGCCATCTACGGCACCTGAGTTGCCGCTGACTGCATAGCGGACGGAGCATGCCAGAGCCCGCCCTTATGGGGCGGCCTCTGCCGTTGTGCTACTATGTTGACAACAAGACGTCAGACCCGGAGTCGAGAGTCGCCGTAGACACCCTGGCTGGTCCAGAGTTGAGCACCCAACAACCAACAACTCTTGATCCAGAAAGGATCTGACATCATGGCACAACTCGACTTCACCGCTGCGGACGCAGCGCTGAAAGAAGACTATCAGCCCGCGATCCGGGAGCAGCTGAACAACAGCAACATGCTTCTGGCGCAGGTCGCCACCAACACCAAGGCCGTGGAGGGCCGCGAGGCCGTCCTCGCCCTGCACACCGGGCGCAACACCGGCGTCGGCGCCCGCGCCGAGATGGGCACCCTGCCCACCGCAGGCAACCAGAGCTACACGAACGTCCGCGTTCCCGTGAAGTTCAACTACGGCCGTATCTCGGTCAGTGGCCCGATCATCGAGGGCATGAAGTCGGACCGTGGGTCGTGGACCCGCGCCGTCGACTCCGAGTCCAAGGGCATCGTCGCCGACCTCAAGCGCGACGTCAACCGTCAGCTCCACACGCCGTCCAACGGCGTGATCGGAACCGTCGTCAGCGTCTCGACCAACACCGTCACCTTCGCCACCGAGGCCGAGGTTCGCCGCCAGGAAGTCGGGCAGTCGTTCGACTTCTACGACGGCGACTTCGCTTCGGACGACACCGGCGAGGTCGTGGTCTCCCGCGACATCTCCGCCAAGACCGTCACCTACACCGGCCTGTCCGGTGTCGATGCCGGTGACTGGGTCGTCCGCTCGGGCGTCACG